CAACGTGACTCATGTTTTCGACCGGTCGGGGCCGATAGGGTCGAATTGACTCCAAAGCCTGACTCTTTTGGTCGATTGAATAATAAAACCGATTGAAAGAGTCAGGCTTAAAGACTGAGTCAATTTGTCGGATTTAATAACCGACCAAAAGAGTCAAGATCAATAACCGATCAAAAGAGTCGGGAATGATTCGGGGCCGTTATATAAGCCGCAACGATTCGGCAAGCAAAAAAGGGAGTCAAGAATAAAGAACAAACGAATCATAGTAAAAAAACCACACTATCCGAAATACCTTGTCAATTATCCTTTTGAGATATTGACGGCATTTTTGGATCTATCCGAATCGGTAGTTTGGAACGAATCAGGAACGAATCGTGAATCTGGAACGAATCGGCAACGAATCATGAACGGGGAACGAATCGTGAACGAATCAGGAACAAAGAACGAATCAGGAACATCGGGGCCTCCGGTGGAAAATGACCTCCAGTGGAAATTGGCCTCCAGTGGAAAATGTCTGCCCTCCGTGGGAATTTAGTACCCCACCAGTGGAAAATGATCGAGGGGCTACGGTCTGAACTAAATTAGTGCTTGACTCTAGCCAGCGAATCGGAATAGCAATTTCACATCAGCAAGAGGAGAATAAAATGCTTGATGAAAGATTAGTCACCAACATCTGTGCAACAGGTAAGTTTGTCACTGTTACTTTCTTGACCAAGAGTGGTGAGGAACGGACTTACAACGGTCGCTTCAATGTGAAGAAGTATCTTAAGGGTACAGAGAAGTCAGAGACTGTTTCTCGTATGCTCCGTAAGAACAACCTCATCCCCATCTGGGTTGACAAAGATACTGTCAAATCCTTCAAGCCTGACCGTGTGCTTGAGATGGTGTCAGAGGGGCGGCGTTACTGTGGCTTAGGTCGGCTCTAGTGGAAAATGATCTAGAGAAGTTTATGGAAGAGATCGGGGTCATTGTACCCCGTTCTTTTTTAGAAGAGGTTGAGGATAAACCACAGCCTAGAGTTTTTGAATTTAACATGCCTGAACTAGATGAGAATGGAGAACCACCGTGGTAAATCAAATAAGCGTAACTTTCAAAGGTAGTATGGGTAATGACCTTACAGTCTGTAACGCTGCGAGAGTTTCATTCGGAAAAGAAACTGAGTGGGATTATGAAGAGTCAGATGCTTACAGCTTTAAGCAACACCTTAAAAAGAAAGATAAGAAGCTTATACAATACCTAGCCAAGCACAAACACATCAGCCCATTCGGTCATTGCTTTGCCAGTTTCCATATCAAGGCACCAGTCTTTGTAGCTAGACAGTTAGTCAAGCATAAGTTTCTACGTTGGAACGAAGTATCAAGACGATACGTAGATAGTGAGCCTGAGTTTTACGTGCCTAAGTCTTGGCGTGGACGTAGCGAGGATAAGAAGCAAGGTAGTACTGGCGAGTGGTATGATGAGGATATGGACCTATTACTTGAGAGTTGTCACAAAGTTTGTCTACACGACTATAAAGAGTTGCTTGAGAAGGGTGTATGCCCAGAGCAAGCACGTATGGTGCTACCACAGTCTATGATGACTGAGTGGTACTGGTCAGGTAGCTTGGATGCGTTTGCTGATATGTGTGCGTTACGTTGTAAGGGTGACACACAAGCAGAGACTCAGTATGTAGCTTGGGATATTAACTACGAGATGCATAAGTTATTTCCTGTGTCGTGGAGAGCATTAAGGGAGAGTGAGTGATGAGAGGTAACATTAACGGTGCAATCAAGGCGTCAGCTATTGTGGCTTTACTTATAGCTGCGCCACCTGTGTTGATAGCTATGACGTATGATGACTATCCAAAGTATTGTAAGCTGTCTATCTTACTACCATGTATAGGGGTGAAAGAGGAATAATGTTGTTCTATACTGTCCTTGTATTGAGCTACACACTCAATGGAGACTACCTTCAAGCGAAGGTGGTTTTCCCTAGTTATAAAGCTTGTGGTGATGCTTTACCTGCCTTCTACGAGCCTATTTACGCCATTGATAAAGATGCTATCGGTCAGTGTTTGAAGACTGATGTCTTGTCTAATTCGATAAAACCTAAAACAAGACCGAAGATTCTTCTTGACAAGTGACAACCGAATCAGATTAAACCGGTATAATCCCTATACTAAAGTACGAAACTAAAGATAAAAAAGAAAACAGTAGATAAAGGAACTATTGTATATGTCTTGGAGAAGTCACGTTAAATGTCCTTATTCTGATTGTGGTTCGTCAGATGCTTTCTCTTACAATACGGAAAGCAAAGCTGGTAAGTGTCACAGTTGTGAAAAGAAATACCCTTCTGAAAAGGGTTACGAAAGTTGGGCCTTGGAAGAGTACCCAATCAACCAAAGAGGAGAAGTTATGATGTTGTCAGCCCGTACCGAGGAAGAGGTCTTTGAGGGGTGCAGGGGAATTACGTTAGAGACTATGAAGTTCTTTAATGTGTCAACTGTACTTGATCGATCAAGTAAACCAATTAAGCATGTTTACCCCTACCCTTCTGGTGGTCGTAAGATTCGTGTCTTACCGAAGGAAGGTTTCTTTCTTGAAGGTATGAAGACAGATGAGTTCTTTGGTCAGAACTTATGGAATACCGGAACGGGTAAGATTGTCACTATCTGTGAGGGTGAGCTTGATGCTATGTCTGCCTACCAGATGTGCAACAACCCTAAATTTCCTTGTCCCTTTATTTCTCTGCCATCAGCCACACCGTCACGTAAGCTTTGGGAAAAGACCAGAGAGTACCTTAATGGTTTTGATAAGATCATCTTGTCAGTTGACAGTGATGAGGCTGGTAATGCTGTTGCCCATAAGATTGCAAAGATGTTCCCTAACAAGGTCTATCGTGTCATCCATGACAAGTACAAGGACGCCAATGACTTTCTGCAAGCAGGGGCTAAGAAGGAATTTGTCAACGCTTGGTGGGGAGCTAGGAAGTTTACCCCTGACAATGTGCTTAACACCACTAACCAGTTTCTCAATTTGTACAACAAAGCGGAAGAGCATGTCTATGTACAGACAGGTATTCCTGACTTTGATGATTTGGCATTAGGTTTAATGCAGGGTCACTTTACTGTCTTCAAGGCTAAGACAGGTATTGGTAAGACAGAGTTCATGCGTTACCTGCAATATCGCATTCTGTCAGAGTATCCTGATGTCCCTATTGCCATTTGGCATCTGGAAGAGACAAAGCTTAGGAGCTTGTTGGGTCTGTGCAGCTATGAGCTACAAGCGAATGTGACAAGGAAAGATCTTATTGTTGACAATGGCTACGACGAAATTGTGCAAGAGGCTATCTCTAAGATTACCAAAGATGAGATGCTGTTTCAGTTCTATCTAAACGATGAAGATGATCCCCTTCTACTACTGGACCAGATCCGTTATCTGTCACAAGCCTGTGGTTGTAAGTATATTATGTTTGAACCAATACAAGACGTAGCCGCCAGCAAGAACGGTGATGAAAGCAAGGAGACATTCTTAGCTGACATGGCTATCCGGTTGTCGAAGCTTGCTGCTGAATTGAATGTTGGTTTGATTACGATAGCTCACACTAACGATGATGGTGCAGTCAAGTATTGTAAGATGATAGAACAACGTGCTAGTGTCGTTGTAGAGCTTCAGAGGGACAACATGGCAGAGGATGAGGATGACCGTAACACTACACGGCTTTACATCACTAAGAACCGTCCCACAGGAGCTACAGGCTATGCCGGTGAGATGTCATTCAGTCCTGATAGCTTTACCTTAAGGAATAAGTGGACAACATGATGATAGTTGCTTGTGATATAGAAACGGATAGCCTAAATCCAAAACACATCTATGTTGTCTGCGCTAAAGATCTTGGTACAGGTAAACTGTACAAGTTTATTAATTTGGACAAAGATGTATCAGAGAAGGTCCGGTTTAATGACTTTGCTGCTTCTGTTAGAACTTGGGTTTTCCATAATGGTCTTGGTTTCGATGTTCCTGTTATTAATAAGTTTATGGGATCAGGCACAATCAAGCCCTGTGATGTTGTTGATACTCTCGTTGTTTCCCGCATTATTGACTATAACATTCTTAACGGTCACTCACTAAAGGCTTGGGGCATTAGACTAGGTTTACATAAAGGAGAGTTCACAGACTTTGCTGGTGGTTTGTCTGAAGAGATGATTGAGTATTGCTTTAACGATGTTGAGGTCACAGCAAAAGTTTACAACAAGTTTAAGTCAGAGATACAAGACCCTCAGTGGAAATTAGCAATGCGTACTGAGCATGACATTGCATCGACCTGCGAGGAAATGACAGGTATTGGATTTAAGTTTGATCGGTCAACTGCCCAAGAAATGCTGTCTGAGATGGAAATGCGGATGTCAGAGCTTGAGCAAGAGTTTCAAAAGATCTGGCCCCCTAAGCTTGTAGAAGTTAATAGATTGAAGTACCGTGAGAAGACGGATGGTACTCTGTTTGGTACTGTTAAGAATGCTTTGGCTAAGTACCCGAAGTGTGAAAGACAGGGAGAAGAGCTTGTTTGTTTTGACTACAAGACCTTTGAACCGTCTAGTCCAAAACAACGCATAGAGCGACTATGGGAAGCTGGCTGGGAGCCTGTCGAGAAAACAAAGGGGCATATGGAATATGAAAGACAAAGGTGAACACTATAAGACCTACGGTTGGACCTGTAGCGAAACTAACCTCAACACACTTCCTGACACGGCTCCAGAGGGCGCACACAAGCTGTCAGAGTGGTTGACCCTACAAGGGCGTAGAACAAGCCTTGTAGAGTGGTTAGGACAGTGCAAGGATGATGGTCGCATTCATGGTCGTTTTATGCACATTGGCGCATGGACAGGGCGTATGTCACATCAGGCACCAAATCAAGCAAACATACCTTCTGCTTTTTATGGTGATCCTAAGACTGCGGTGGAAAGTGTGAAACACAGGTACGATGGCCCTATGAGGAAATTATGGTGTGTGGATGAGGGTAATTATCTAGTTGGTACAGATGCGGAAGGTATTCAGCTTAGGATCTTGGCACACCTCATGCAGTCTCGTGCTTATGTCGATGCTATCGTCACCGGCAAGAAAGAAGATGAGACTGACATCCACAACGTGAATAAGAGAGCTTTAGGTATCCCACATGTAACAAGGGACATGGCTAAGACATTTATCTACGCCTTTCTTTTAGGTGCCGGTATCCCTAAGATCGCAAGCATCTTGAAAGTCAATAGGACACAGGCTCAAGGTGCTGTTAATAACTTTCTGGAGTCCATCGACGGACTTAAAGAGTTAAAGAAAAAGAAGATCCCACACATCGCCAGAAGAGGCTATTTCACTGGTCTTGATGGACGTAGGGTAAAGGTTCCCAATGAACACAAAACACTAGCTGGAATGCTTCAGAATGGTGAGAGTGTTGTCGTTAAGCATTGGGTGCTGGAGTGGAAAACGACAGCAGAGAAGGAAGGTTTAGACTTTAAACTGATCGATATTGTACACGATGAAGTACAGGTCGAAGTACCTT